CATGATAGTAAAAACGAAATAATTGTTGGTTTTCCAACAATTTCATGGTTTGACTTAATTGCAAACTATTATGGTTACACTAAGATTAATCAAGTAACATATAATATGCCGTCATCAAAAAACAGTCCAAACGATTATCCTGGACCACGTGCAATTTTATTATATAAAAAAGGTTGACATAGTTTCAATATCTGCTATACTGATACTATGGATATTATGATAGATATAGAAACTGTAGGAACAGGACCCAACGCCTGTATACTTACAATCGCGGCCCAAACCTTTGATCCACTTAGTGTTGGTTACCAAAAACAAGATTACTATGCAAGAGTTGATGTAGACAGTCAACCCGACAGAGAAGTTGATGATGCAACTGTAGAATGGTGGGCAACACAACCACAAGAAGCACAGGATGAGGCATTTGGTGAAGAGGGAAGAATACCACTAAAGCAAGCACTTGAGGAACTGAGCAAGTTGTGTTTTCATTGCAAACTAACTTGGGCTAATGGTACAACCTTTGATATGGTTATACTAGAAAATGCATTCAAGCAACTTGGATTGCCTATACCCTGGCAGTTTTGGAATGTGAGAGATGCACGTACAGTTTATAGCCTGTATCCAGATTTACCTAAACCGCGTGCAAGTCACCATGCACTCGAAGATTGTCGTCGACAAATTGATCTATTGCAACAAACATTAAAACATCTTAGAGTCGCAGGACTAAAATGATAATTGGTATATGTGGGTTAATAGGTTCAGGCAAAGGCTCAGTAGGTGACATACTTGTTGAGCAAGGATACAAAAAAGTAAGTTTTGCTGACAAACTGAAAGACGGCGTAGCAACTATATTTGGTTATGATCGAGCAATGCTAGAAGGCGATACCGATGAAAGCAGATCTTGGCGTGAACAACCTGATAAATTTTGGTCCAACGAAACTGGTAGAACAATTACCCCAAGAATAATTTTGCAAGAATTTGGCACTGACTGTATGCGTAATGGTTACTATGATGGTGTATGGGTAAGTTTACTCAAACAACACATACTAGACAACCCAGGCGATTATGTGATACCTGATGTGAGATTCCGCAATGAACAAGATATGATCAGAGAATTAGGCGGAGAGATTTGGCGTGTACAACGTGGTGATGTTCCTGAATGGTATGGCTGTGCAATGTTAGATAACACAACAGGTGGTAACCTAATGGAAGCATATGATATACATTCGAGTGAATACAAGTGGATTGATCTCAACCACAAGTTTGATACTACTATCTACAACAACAACACACTTGATCAACTAAAACAATCAGTCCTCAATGAGATCACCAACACGCCAAGGTAAATCTAGCCTTGTAATTTCTACTGTACAATTCAAGCAGACATTTCTTAAATTAGTCAGATCAATGTTGTTCAAATTTCCATCCATATGATACACTAATATTTGTGCTCCGCTTTTAGCACGAAAGCTACAACGATCGCATTTTAGTTTTTTAATAAAACCACTTGATCTCCAACGTGGTTCGTTTGCTTTATGTTTTCGTTTGCGTCTTATACAACTGTCGCATCTGGTGCGATAGTGTGTTTTGTTTTCTTTAATATAATTGACTGCAACAAAACGTTGGTTACATGCATTGCAAATAGGCCTATTCATACGGGTATTTAGTAATATAAACCTTTGCAAAGGGCAGTGTTTACGGCATTATTTGGAACATTCTTATAAATATCAGTAAGAGATTTTAACACAGAGGAAGTGAAACATGGCACTAACATCACCAGGCGTAGAAGTTACCATAATAGACGAAAGTAATTATCTACCAGCCGCAACAAATTCAGTACCGTTTGTTTTGATTGCAACTGCACAAAACAAAGTAAGTGGCGCAGGAGTTGGCGTAGCCGCAGGAACAACGGCAGCAAACGCAAATAAACCTTACCTAATAACATCGCAGAGAGATCTATCAGCAACATTTGGAACTCCATTTTTTTATAGTACTGCCGCTGGCACAAGTATAAACGGATATGAACTAAATGAATATGGTTTACTAGCAGCCTATTCTGCATTAGGAGTAAGCAATAGAGCATATGTGCAAAGAGCAGATATAGATTTGAGTCAGCTTACTGCTACAACTGTACGTCCAACTGGAGATCCAGCAAATGGAACTTATTGGTTTGATACTGGCGTAAGTGCATTTGGTGCATTTGAATGGTCAGCAACAACAAATGTTTTTACAAACAAGATTCCAACTGTAATAACAAATGTAGCAGACCTAGTTGGTGGTACAGCAAGTGGCGTACCATTACCAAGCATAGGTAGTATTGGTGATTACGCAATCAACACAACAAACACAAACAATCCTGTTTATTATAAATCACCAGGTAATGCTTCAAGCTCAACACCTGTAACTGCAAACTCTTGGGTATTAGTAGGAAGTGCTAGTTGGAAGAATTCATGGCCAACAGTAATTGGTACTGCTACAAATCCAACTGTGACTGCTGGTAATAGCATGGTTATAAACGATGTAAGTGTTACTGCTAGTGGAACAACTTTAACAACTATCGTAAGTGATATTAATAGTGCCAGTATCACAGGCGTTAGTGCATTAGTAAGTTCAGATAACAAACTAGAAATTTATGCAGACGGAACTGCGGCCAACGATGGTTCAACTGACAATGGAAATGGTATTGTAATGATTGATGATGGTAACAATTCAACATTGTTAACTGAGTTAGGTATTACAACAAGTACTGCAAGAGGCGATAAGCCTTACTATGCACCAGTTGTGCATTTTGGACCAAACTATAGTAATCCGCAATGGCAGAGCTTTGACACAGAGCCGCATCCAACAGGATCAATTTGGTATAAGACAAACAATGTAAATCTTGGTGCTAATTTAGTAGTCAAAGAATATGATGTAGCAACAGATTCTTTTACAACAATTAATAACCCACTTTACACAAATGATCAGAGTGCATTAAAAGCATTAGATCCTACCGGTGGTGGAACAAATATCGCAACTGGATCTTTGTACTCCCAATATGATGTATCAGATGACGATACATATACAACTAAAATATTTGAAAGATTCACAACTGGTGCAACACTTGTAACAGGAACAATAGATAATCCAACATTTATTGCTGAAGAAACTTTTACAATTCAAGCAAGTGCAAAAAACAGTAATACACTTACTACTGCGGTCACTGCGACACTCAAAGGTACTAGTGCTACAGACTTTGTTACAGCCTTTACTGCCGCAAATGTAGCAAATACAACTGCAAGAGTAACATCAACTGGTGCAATACAAATTGAACATACAGAGGGTGGAGTAATTCGCTTGAAAGACACAAGCGGTGATCCAGTAAATGATGCTGGAATAAGTACGTCAGTCACAACTGGTCAAGTTAGAAGCGGATCTGCAACAGCTGGAGATTTAATTCTAAGTAACTGGATTCCTTTAGGGTTTGGTACAACTCCAGTTTATACTGCAAGTTCAACTGCACCAAGTATCGATCCAGCAGATGGAACATACTGGTATTATAGTACAACAAATGAAATTGATATTATGATACAAGATGGCGGAACATGGAAAGGTTATCAAAATGTAACCAGTGATGCTAGAGGTTTTGACCTAAGCACCACATCACCAGATGGACCAATTGTATCTTCAACTGCACCAACAAAGCAAAGCGATGATAGTGCATTAGTATACGGAGATATATGGATTTCAACTGCTGACTTAGACAACTGGCCATTGATTTATAGATGGGAAAGTGTAAGTTCAGTGGATCAGTGGGTACTAATTGACAACACAGATCAAACAGGACAAAATGGCGTATTGTTTGCCGATGCACGTTGGGCTGGAAACGGAACAACTGATCCAATTACAGGCGACATACCTACTATCAAGAGTTTGCTCACAAGCAACTATATGGATCTAGACAAGCCAGATCCAACACTTTATCCATCAGGAATGTTACTTTATAATACAAGACGTAGTGGATTCAATGTAAAGAGCTTTCAAGTTGATTACTTTAATGCAACTGACTTTCCATTTGCTACCTTCGGTGCATTACCAACAGTAACAGATGCATGGGTCACTGCAAGTGGTAATCAAACAGATGGCGCAATGTATGCTGGTAGAAAAGCAGTGAGAGCACTTGTTGTAGAAGCATTAAAAGCAAGTGTTGATGCTACACAAGAATTACGCGAAGAGCAGAAAATATTCAACTTATTATGTTGCCCTAACTATGAGGAACTAGCAAATAATTTAGTCGCTCTAAATAACGAAAGAAACAACACAGGTTTCGTTCTTAGTGATATGCCAATGCGTACTGAAGACACAGGAACAGCTATTACAAATTGGGCAACCAATGCCAATGGAGATGGTCTAACTACTGCTGATCCATACTTTGGTGTGTTCTATCCAAGTTGTCAAACAACAGACTTATCAGGCACAACAGTGGTTGCACCAGCAACACACATGATGCTGAGAACAGTAATACGTTCAGATGATGTTGCTTTTCCTTGGTTAGCACCAGCAGGTACAAGACGCGGTACAGTTGATAATGCAAGTCAAATTGGATACGTTGATGCAACTACAGGCGAATTTACGCAAACTGCGGTTAGACAAGGTCTTAGAGATACGTTGTATTCAAACAATATCAATCCAATTACATTTATTCCTGGATCAGGTATACTCAACTATGGTAATAAAACAACATTTACTCAAAGTTCACTAGATAGAATAAACGTTGCAAGACTTGTAGCATTTATTAGAGGAAGACTAGAAACTATTGGTAAGAACTTTGTATTTGAGCCAAATGATACTACAACACGTGATGAGATCAAAAATGCAGTTGAGAGCTTGATGATTGATCTAGTTGCAAAACGTGGTATATTTGACTACTTGGTAGTTTGTGATACTTCAAACAACACACCGGCAAGAATTGACGCCAACGAATTATATGTTGATGTTGCAATTGAGCCAGTCAAAGCTGTTGAGTTTATCTACATACCAGTTAGAATTAAAAACACAGGTGAAATATCCGCAGGTAACGTAGCAAGTTCAAGTGCAGTTACCTAAGAACAAGAAAAAATAGAAATGGAGCTTCGGCTCCATTTTTTTGTGGCAAATTTTTGATAAATAATATTTGTAATAAGGAGAATTAGAAAATGGCCGTATCATCGCTAACAAGAATGACAGTACCATTGGCGTCAGACCAATCCAGTCCTACACAAGGACTGTTAATGCCAAAACTAAAATATCGCTACCGGGTGGTATTTGAGAACATGGGAGTGTCTACACCTAGAACAGAACTTACCAAACAGGTAATGACTTTTACTAGACCTACTATAAACTTTGAAGAAATTGAAGTTCCAATCTACAACAGTAGAATTTATCTTGCTGGACGTCAAACATGGGACGCTGTATCAGCAACATTTAGAGATGATGCTGGCGGAAATGTTAGTAGACTAGTTGGTGAGCAAATACAAAAGCAAATGGATACACTAGAACAAGCAAGTGCAAGTTCAGGTATTGACTACAAGTTTGTTACACGTTGTGAAGTATTAGACGGTGGCAACGGAACAAGCACACCAAACGTTCTTGAGACTTGGGAATTATATGGTTGCTTCTTAGTAAGTGCAAACTATGGTGACTTAGATTATGCATCAAACGATCCTGTAACAATTGAATGCTCATTACGTTATGACAACGCAGTTCAGACACCACTTGGAACTGGTGTTGGTGCTACAGTAGGAAGAACACTGGGTGACGTTGTAACTGGCTAATTAAGTTAGAGGAGTAACTTATGGCTTTTGGCGACGACGTAGCAAAAGGATTTTTTGGAAACGACTTTTTAAGAGATTATACACATGCGAGCAAAACGTTTCGCAGTAATAACTCGGCCCTTTCTCCACGTAAGAAGTTTCTATTCCATGTTGTTTTTAACATCAATTCTCAACTGATACCACAACTTCAAGCAGTTTTTCAAGCACAAGACGTGGCTAACATGAGTATGCTTGTCAAGGAAGTTAAACTTCCTGCATATAAATTTTCTGTTGAAACTATGAACCAATACAACAGAAAACGTAAAGTACAAACACAAATTGAATACGATCCGATAACATGCGTTATGCATGATGATAACAGTGACCTAGCCAGAGAGCTATGGTATAACTACTACTCATACTACTACAAAGACGCCAGCCAAAAATACCTTGATGCGGCAGTAACAAATGGTAGTCTTGGACAAAATGCCAGCGGTGTTGATCCAGGTGCGGCATATCCGTATGGTTTTAGAGATATCTACACACAAGACAGAGAAATAAATGACTGGGGATACATTGGCGAAAGTTATATGGATGGTCCTACAAACACCAGAGGTGGCAAGCCAGCATTCTTTAGAGACATAACTATATTTGGATTCAACGATCATGAATTTGCTGCCTATGTGCTAGTAAATCCAATCATCAGTGCATTTGAGCACGATACTTACAATTACAGTGAAGGTAATGGCATAATGCAAAATACTTTTACTTTTGAATATGAAACAGTAAAATACTATCATGGTGCAATAAATGGTAGTTCGCCAGATGATGCAATTCCAAGTTTTGGAAACACAGCCAACTACGATACAACACCCTCACCATTGTCACGACCAGGGGCAACTGCTACTATCTTTGGACAGAGTGG